CTCGTCGAGCGACAGTTGCGGTTCCATTAGAGGGGGATCTCCTTATCCTTCGCGACGAGCCCCTTCAGCTTCTCCACGAACGCCGTGACGGTGGCCTCGATCAGCCCGTCGAACTCCTCTGGCGTCCAGTCCATGAAGTCGGTCTTGCCGACGACCTCGATGTGCCGCCCAGCGGCGCCGGCAGCCTCGCCGAGGGCCGCCTTCTCGTTCGGTGTGGGGTCGACCATGTATCTCTCCTGGCAATGACGCGAGCACAGCCCGACGTCGTTTCCCTTCAGCTTCGCAAGGGCCGGGCTGAACCCGAACCCTCGCGCCTCACGCAGGCACCGAGCGCATAGCCCGACGCCCCACAATCTCGGCGTGTCGCCCAACATCGCGGAGCTGAACTTCCTCAATGGGAGGGAGCTCTCCGACCCGTCCGAGGGCCTCGGCGACACTGTTTGGAACAGGGGCTCGGCCCCCAACATTGACCCACCACGACGCCGCTTTCTGCCGCGCATAGCCCTTGTGCTCCAGTGCGACCCATTCGCGATGCGTGATCATCCCGCAGCGGTATTCGACGCGCAGGGTCGGCGGCGCGTCAGGATCCGAGGCCTTGCGGTGCTCGTGGTAGGTGACCGAGGAGACGCGGGTCCACTGCGGCTTGCCGTTCGACAGGATGGCCAGCGTGGACGCTGTCCGGTCGATCTTCGGCGGCGGAGGAGGCGGAAACTCGTGGCCGCACTCCTGGCATTCGCGCACCGAGATCGGCACGAAGCACTCGCAGGCCGGGCAGGTTTTCACCGGCGCCTCGCCCTCCCCATCGCCGCGCTTCGGCTTGCGCGGGTTGATGAGGTCTACCGGCCCGTGCCGCTCGATGTTCCGGGCGAAGTCGAGGACGAGGCAGTTCTCCTTCCCAGGCGCCAGGCGGCTCCCTCGGCCGGCAATCTGGACGTACAGCCCCGGCGATTGCGTCGGCCTGGCGAGCGCGATCAGGTCCACCGCCGGGACATTGAAGCCAGTCGTCAGCACGCCCATGCTCGCCAGAGCCCGGATCTTGCCCGCCTTGAAGTCAGCGACGATCCGGTCGCGCTCCCCTGCAGGGGTGTCGCCGAAGATGTTCTCGCAGGTGTAGCCCCGCGCGCGGACGAGATCCCGAATGTGCTGGGCGTGCTGAACGCCGGCGCAGAAGAACAGCCACGCCTTGCGGTCCTGGCCGAGGGCGATGGTCTCGTCGACGACGGCCCGATTGATCGCCTCGATGTCCACCGCCCGCTCCAGCGCGCCCGCGATGAACTCGCCACCCCGCGTGGCGACGCCGGTCACGTCCAGCTTCGTCTCGGTCGCCTTCGACACCAGCGGCGAGAGATAGCCCTCCTCCACCGCCCGGCGCATGCCGTACTCGTAGGCGATCGCGTCGAAGATCGCGCCTTCGCCCTGATCCAGCCGGCCGCTGTCCAGCCGGTACGGCGTCGCCGTCAGCCCCACCACCTTCAGGTACGGGTTGATGATCTCAAGCTCGCGCAGGAACTTGCGGTACATCGTGTTCGAGGTGCGCGGGATCAGATGCGCCTCGTCGACCAGCACGATGTCGACCTTCCCGAACCGGGTCGCGTGATCGTGAACGGACTGGATGCCGGCGAACACGATCTGCGATCGGTAGTCCCGCTTCCCCAGGCCGGCGGAGTTGATGCCGATCGGCGCCTCCGGCCAGAGGCGCAGCAGCTCCTCGGCATTCTGGCGGATCAGCTCCCGGACATGCGTCAGCACCAGGACGCGCGTGCCAGGCCACTCCAGGCAGCGGCGGCAGGTGTCGGCTAGGACCAGCGACTTGCCGGTCCCGGTCGGCAGCACGATCAGCGCGTTGCCTGGGCGCTCCTGCCACCACCCGAAGACGGCCTCAATGGCTTCGGTCTGGTAGGGTCGCAGCTGGATCATCGGCCGACCTCCGCGCGCGCGCGTTGCATTAGGGCGCGGCAAGTCCTGTCGCACCAGCTGTTGACGGCGTTCCGAGGGGTCGCGTTGCCCTTGTGCCCTTTGACGTGGCGAAACTCGATGCGGATGTCCTGCTGTCGCAACAGGCCATGCACGAACGCCTTGGCGTCTGCCTGCTGATGGTCGGCGCGACGGCGCCGCGCGCCGGTCAGCAAGTCGATTACGGCCATGCAATCCGTCTGGGCGATGATGCGGCTGCCTGACGGCGGGTTGATGCGCTTGCACACGAGCCAGATGCCGTTCGCCATCGCGAACAGCTCCGCATGCTGGCTGCTCGGGACGCCCTCCTTCAGCACCCCAGCGTCGCGCGACGCACGACCGTCAACCTTCCACCAGCACGCATAGGCACCCCGAAGTGTGTCAGGGCACCAGGATGCGTCAGAGAACAGCGTAATCAGACGGCTCACGGCGTCGGCTCCGGCTTCGCGTCTCGGCCGTCGGTCCAGGTCGTACTGTCGTGCATGGCGTAGGAGATCCACTCTCCCCCCTCGCCGGCGTCGACCTGCACCCCAGGCACGAGGTCCGGGATGTAGCGGTGATCCGCGCAGGCGGCCTTCTGGTCGCCGATCGACAGGATCTTCTCGTGCCTGTCGCAGACCCAGGTGCCGTCCTCCACCGGCGTCGACCACGCGCAGGTGCGGCAGCTCACGTCGGCCAGCGCCTTGGCCTGGCAGTTGGCCCGGTGGTCGCAGTAGCGGCACAGGAACCATGCCGGGTCGGAGGAGATCCGCTCCGGCGGGCGCGCCGCCTGCACGATGCGCTGGCCCTTCGTGACCAGCTTCAGGGCCTCGGCCTCGTCGTGCTCGACCCGCTCGCCATACAGCTCGTCGGTGTCCTTGCAGACCGCGAGGTAGAGGGCGCGCGTCATGCCGGTCAGGTGCATGTAGACCTGCATCTGGGCCCAGTGCTGCGGCTTCGCCTTCCGGACGCCGTCGGCCTTCAGCTTGGCGAAGGACTTGGTGTTGTGCGTCTTGAACTCGAGGGCGTGCCAGGTCTTTGGCGCCTCGGGGATGCCGATCGCAGCGCCATCTAGGGAGCCTGAAAAGTGACCGCCGACGGCGGAAACGGAGATCTGGCGGCCGGTCTCGGGATCGGTCTCGTGGACCGTCACGCCGATGCGGCGGAGGTCGGCGATGAAACGGGCCTCGGCCATGTGGCCAGTCTGGAACAGCCGCAGCATGCGGCCGTCGAATTGGGGCGTCGACGCCCAGCGGAACGAGAGCCACAAGGCGCGATCGCACTCGCCGCCGATCAGGGACGCGCCGAGATGCCCGCGCCGGTGGTCTTCGCGCGCGGCCTCGTAGGCGGCGTAGATGGCGCTGACGGTGGTCGCGGGGATGGGCGGGATGGGTGCCATGGTCCTGCGCTCGCGAGAGGGTGGGCGGAGCCGAAGCCCCGCCCGGACAGATCAGCGGCGATGCGCGGCCCAGGGCGGCGTCTTCGCCCCCGCAGCTGCGGTCGGAGCCGGGCGTCCAGTTGCCGCCCCGGCAACCACCGGAGCACGCGTCGGAGCCTGCGGAGCCCCCCCGTCCTGCGGCGGGAGGAAGGTCGCGCGGTTCTGCAGCTCACCCGTGTCCTTGCGCTTGCTCACGCCCATGCGGACCTTGATGGGCTTGAAGTGCAGATCATCGGTGTCCTCGATCGCCACCATGCCGCAGGCACGCGTGAGCGAGGTCAGCGCGCGGTTGGCGATCTCCGCCGCCGTCGGGTTCGCGTTCCAGATGTTCAGGCGCTCCCAGTACTTGCGGCCCTGGTGCTCGCCATCGAGGATGTCGAACTCGAGCCAGACGTACTGGCCGGACCCGTCCTTGGTCGCGCGGACTTCGGACTGAACGACCTGCATCAGGTAGTCGCCGGCGGGGAGGACGTCGCTTGCGTCCTGGCCCTGCTGGTTGGAGCTGTCGAAGGTAAAGCCAAGGCGTGCCATTGTGTGCGTTCCTTTCTGGGTTTCAGGCTTCGGATTGGATGTTCGTCATCGCGTCCATCAAGGACGCGGAGAACTTCGAGTAGTCGAGGGGCAGGGTGTCGGGCAGTGACCAGCGAGACTTCGCGTGCCAGCCCGGCCGCTCTTGCGTGTAGATCACGCGATCGCCGTTCCCGACCGCCCGCGTGACCTTCTGGTTGAAGCCGACCTCCGACTTCACCGTGCTGTACCGCTGGTTGGCGAACAGCAGCACGTCGCACCACTCGGTGACGACGCTCGCCACCGCCGAGTGCAGGTCAAGCTGGTAGCGGTCGTAGGGGTCGGCCAGCGGGTCGTCGAAGCGCTTGATCTGCGAGTGAGCGAGCAGGATCACCTGCATGCCCTTCTCGTTCCGCAGCACGTCCAGGCCGTCGAGGATCTGCCGCCAGTAGTCAACAGCAGCCTTGTAGCCCTTGCCGTAGCCGATGGCGTCGATCGTCGCGACGTTGTTGTCGGCGGCGACGCGGCCGTGAACGAGGCGCTCGGTCCAGTCAGCGCTGTCGAGCACGACCGTGCGGAACTTGTGCTCCTCGCTGATCAGGACCGCGATGCAGTCGATGACATCCTCGAAGGTCTTGCAGAGCGGGAACGCGTCCGACTGGATCGCGTCCAGGCCCTCCTCGGTCGGGATGAAGACGGGCGCATCGGCGCCCGCCGCGAACGTGGTCTTGCCGATGCCGGCCGTGCCGTACAGCACGATGCGAGGTGGTCGGGCCACGCCAGTGCGGCGCAGCGAGTTCAGGCTGATGGCCATGGGTTTAGTCCTCCGTCCGGGTGATGGTGACGCTCGTCTTCGCGGGCTCGACCGTCAGCGCGCCGGAGTTGGCGAGCAGGGCGTAGATGTCGGGCTCGTTGTTCGCGAGGTACTTGACGCCGGTCGCGTCCAGCTCGCGCTTGATCTTCACCGGGCGCAGAGCCTCGGGGATGCGATCGACGATCTGGTCGTAGCGCTTCAGATCCAGCTTGCGGTTCAGCTTGCCGGTGATGACCACCTTGTAGGGGCCGATGTTGTGGGTGTCGGCGCCCTCGGCCTTCGCACCGAGCAGGGAGATCAGCTCTTCCTCGACCGCGATGCGCTGTTCGGTGGCGCTCTTCTCGAGCGAGCGGGCGACCATCAGGTCGGCGGCGACGTCGGCGAGGGTGCGGTTCTTGATGGTCATGGCAGCGGTTCCGGTTCGGTTCAGGTTCGGGTTGTGTTGCGCTTCGTGGCGCGGCACGTCCCGAACATAGGCAGCCCGTCGCCGGCCTGTCAACACCCCCGTTGACATATTGACAGCGACCGGGCCGGGCGTACATCGTCCAGGCTACACCAGAGGGTCCGCTCCGCCGGTAGACGGACGTGGACGTATTTTCAGCGTGTTAAGCGCCAATATGCTAGGACAACCGGAATGAACCTGAAGGACTGGCTCGCTCGGAACGAGCGAACCTACGCAGACTTCGCCGAGGAAATCGGGGTCTCCCGCGCTGCAGTCTGGCGCTGGGCGCAGGGCAATCGCACCCCTCACCCGCGTCTCGCGCTGCTGATTGAGAAGCATACGGGCGGTCACGTTCCCGTGACCATCTGGGAGGAGACGGATCACCTCCCCAAGGGCGCCGCCGATCTCATTCGCTGGATGCGAAGCCAGGGCGTCACAGCCTCGGCCACCGCGAGCGCGATCGGCGTTCACCACACCTCCGTTCACCAGTGGCTGCGCGCCAGCGTCGTGCCGTCGCCGGCTTCGCTGGACGCGCTGAACAAGCACACCGGCCTCGGCCTGAGAGCGTGGGACTTCACATGACCCTGCCGATGCAGCTGCTCGTCATCAAGATCGCCGGCGAGCCCCAGGCCAAGGGCCGCGCCCGCATCGGCCGGCTGGCCAATGGCCGCGCCGTCGCCTTCACGCCGCAGAAGACCCGCATGTACGAGGCGATGATCCGCCACGAGGCGCAGACCGCCATGGCCGACGCCGGCGTCCTGCCGTTCGAGGGGCCCGTCCGCATCGAGGTCGACGCGCAATTCGGGATCCCGCGCTCCGCCCCGAAGCGGTTCGTCGCCGATGCGCTCGCGCAGCGCGCCTTCCCGATGAAACGCCCCGACCTCGACAACACCGTGAAGGCGGCGCTCGACGCGCTGAACACGGTGGTCTTCCGCGACGACGCGCAGGTCGTCGA